ACAATTTTAAGCGAACGTGCCCCTGCGGTTATTCCCTGACCAAGCCTCTCTGTGTATCACCCAACGGGTCCCTCCGCCACAATGCCTCTCACATCTCAGAACTTTACTATCGCAACTGTCATCATCGAAAGAATGAATCGTAATCAGAACAACCGTCGCGAGATCATTGCCAAACCAGCTTTTTTGACGCTTCTCTTCTCAAAGAAGGACGATGCTCTTAAGAACCCCGAATTTCGAGGACTCGATCTTGATGCTTTCTACGCTACCAAGGATATGACGGACACAAATGACGTGCGTGCTAGACTTGGCTCAAGTAATGGTCTGAAGTTCCACTATGTCAAAGGTGTGCCAACCATCTCGCAACGCGCTGAAGCTCCGGTTAATGGAAAAATGATTGTTGTGTGGACACCGGTTCTGTCAGGCTCTGCACTTCACGTTCTCAATCGCGTTCTTTTATCGATGTATTCTGAGTACGTCATCAATGGCATTCCAGAATTGTTGGCTTATGCCAAATCACTCAATAGCGCCCAAGCCGTCAATTCGATCATCTTTGATTCGCTCACTGCTGCAAGATTCGTCGCTATGAATCCCGACTTTGATTATGCGAATTTATTCGGTCACCCACCCGCTGATGGAGAAGACGATCCGGTTGACACACTAACCATAGAGGAGGCCGAACGCAATTACCTGCTCGCCGTCGCGCCATCACAAGGGACGATTGCGGTTGCAATTCAGTGTGGAGGTCTTGGGTTAGCTCATCAAATGTCAGTCTCAATGAGGTCGAATGGTTTTCAGTGCGGGATGACACTTGTGCGCAGAGAGTCGAAGGTTAGACGAACTGTGGTTAATGGATTTGCCGATCGTGCCATGGTTATGCTACCGCGAACGTTTGATGAATCTCAGGATTTCGTTGAAGAGGTCGATGTGTAGAGTGTCACCAAGGCCGTTCGACCGACGGGTGGAGAGAGAGTGAAGCGAGGTAGCAAACGCTTTTGCAGAC